CTGCTATAGCTTTTCTTCCTGCTTCTGCTGTAGATGAATTGTTCCACCATTTTGTTAACATGTTTGCTATTCTTTGTTCATTTTCGTCTATAGCATTTTCTGCACCTTCTGGTAGAATCATGCGTATACCACTCTCTGCAACAGAGGCAACATTTTCAATTCCATCCCATGTTTCATCTATAGTTTCTGCTACAACATTAAAAGCAGTATCTGCCGCAAAACCAGCACCACCTTTTCCATAAACATGCAACATATGTTCAGGCAAGGTAATTTCTTTATTTTTAAATTTAACACGAGAGTCTTGTATTTGATTTGTTCTTTTATAAAAACTTTGTACTGTTCTATCCCAAAAAGATTTATCTCCAGCGTATTCTATTTCATCTGAATCTACAAAAGTAATTAACTCATTATCTAATTCAAGCTCTTGAAAATCAGCGTTTTGAATCATTTTATTTGTATTAGAAATTTCTGACCCTTGGGTTATTTGATCTCTGTCTAAAGTAATTTCTGCCATTTTATTCCTTTGCTAAATTATCTAAATATTGTCTTGTTAAGTCAAATCCATTTTTATCATGTACAGTCCATTGTTGACCGTTATAAGTAACTGTGTCAACATCATATTGCGTTGCAGGCCAAAAATATTCTGTATCTTTATATATAAAAAATCCTTCTGCTGGTTTCATGTATAAAGTGTTTTGATTCCAAGGCACTTCTTCTTGAATAATTTGTGATTCATTATAAAATTTAAGAATGTTTTTCTTAACTAATTCTGGAGATTGTGAATAATCAGCATTCCATTGTTGCATTTTTGTATTTTCTAATTGTCTTCTAATGTATAAAATTCTTCTGATAGAAGATTCGTCTAAACTTACATCTCCACCAACCATAGCTTTAGCAAATTTAACATCGTTGTCTGACAAGCCAGTTCCAGAACCAAAAGCACCACTACTTAACAATTCAGCAACTAATTTTCCAGTTGTAGCCATCCAAACTTCAGTAGCTTGAACATCTTTATTTTCATCTCCACTAATTGCACCAATCATTTTTGCCAATCCTAACCTCATGTCTGAAGCAAAACCTGTTATAGGATCACCAGAATTTAAAGCACTAAAAGAGGCATCAATAGTATTAATTGTTTCACTACCTTTTCTAGCGGCACTAAATTGTTTAGATATTTGTTCTCCTGCTGATTCAGATAAAACTTTATCAAGAGAAGTTTCTTTTGTTGTTGTTGCATGATATATGGCTGTTGCTTTTACCCAACAATCTGGGTTGTCTAAATCACATCCATAAGTTCCATCACCATTATCAACAACTGCAGCAGCTGACATCATATCCTGCATAGTGGCAGTTGGTGTGTTTGGAGCATATTTAGGTGATTCTGCTACAAAATCCCAAGTTTGTGTACCTGAGTTCCATTGCATTGTTTTAGTATAAACAATTTGTTCGCCATTTACTTCTTTTACATAATCAACTTCATCTCTTGTTGGTGCTTTTTGTGAACTGGTTTTGGCATTTAAAGCATTAGTTTGAGTGGTTTTATAATCATTAGCTTGTTTCATAGCTAAATCTGCTTCATCAGGAAATCCACTTGTTCTTAAAACATTAGAAATCTTAACCATATCTTCATAGTTTTGTGGATCGCCATATTGTTCAAAAATCTTTTGTAAAGCATTTTGTCTAGCTAATCTAGGGTCTGTTGGCTCTTCTTCACCTGTCAACATTCTACCAAGTGCATTGTACATTTCGCCTCTTGACTCACCAATACCTCTGGCACGAAGCATCATTCCTGCACCTCTAGTTCCTGCTAAATTGACTGCATTAGTTATAGCATCTTGACCTCTTTGTTCTTGTTCTTCAAGAATTTGTTGCTCTACGCTATATCTATCTCCGTATGAAACTGCCATGTTTTTCTCCTACTAAACTTTAAATAACCCTGAACCAAATGCTTTCATAGCAGTACCTGATCCTGGAATAATTGCATTTGATATTGCAGGTGCAAAAGTGTTAAATATTCCACCCCAAAAATTAGATTTACCTTTTCTTTCAGCTTCTTCTGCTGCAGCAATCTGATCTAATTGTCTTGATTTAGCTTTTGATATTTCACTTAAATTAGCATCTGCATCTGCAAAAGTCATTTGATTGCTAATAAAATCATTTGCTATGTTGCCTGTTTGTGTCATTTGGTCTAAAGCAGTACCTCGGTTGTTCATTAAAAAATTACCATAATTCATGACATCTGTATCAGCTTGTGCAACCAAACCCAAATCTCTTTGATTAATGTTTCTATTGTATGCTTGTTCACCTAGCGACCTTGCTGTAGATGAAGCACCTGTAGCTTGATCTCTGGCTAATCGTTCTGCTTGTGCTTGTGCATCTCCTTCTGTATATAATGCTCTTAATCTGTCTAATCTATTTTGGTGCATAGAATCATATCCACCTTTAAAAAAATTATTAGACAAATTACCAAGATTTGTTGTAAGCATACCACTTTGGTCATAAATTTCTTGTTCTCTATCATCTAAAGAAGCATTTATACTATATGAACCATCTGGATTTTTAACATACTCGTTTTTACCACCAACATAATTTAAATCTGGTGTAGTTTTTCTAAATACATCTTCACCTAAATCTATATTAAATTGTAAATCTTCTGCACCATATTTCCCAGGATCACCTGTTCTCCTATTTGCTAGTGCTTGACCTGCATTTTTAAAAAAACTACCACCTCTAGGAGTAATGCCATTTTGCCTATTTAAATTTGTAAGAAACTTTGGATTTAATGCACCAGCAACTTTTCCAGAGCCTCTATTCCTATTTCGATTTGCAGACCTGCCACTACCAACTGCAATTCTGTTAAATCTTTCATTTGGATTGATTGCCATCTTAATCTCCTATGCTGTTCTGCGCCACATATAAACTGTGATGCTTGGTTGTATGTTGTTGTGTGCTGTTCCACCACCAGTAGAGGTAGTTTGTGTATTAGCGTAACTGTTTACTGTGTGTGATATGTCGTGAATACTTAAAGCACTATTGCCAGTATGTTTTTGATATCCGTGCGTGTGAGAAGGCATTTCAGCAATTGACAAAGTATGTGTTTCAGCACCTTGTTCTTCATTAAGTGTATCAAATGTACCACTAGCTGCTTTACCAACTGGCACTCTACCTGCTGCATATGCTACCCAAGTTCCAAATCCAAGAAGTGTAGCTGGATTTGTAGAAACCGCTGCATTAAAATAAATAGAACCAACTGGATAAACTAAAGCATTAATTGTTGCTGCTGTTAATGCAGATGTAACAAAAGCAGTTGTAGCCACTTGTGTTGTATTTGTTCCAGCACCTGCAGTTGTAGCACTAAATGCTTGAGAAGCACTACCTGCTAGATCAGCCTTAGTGTTAACTGCTGTTTGTACTGCTGTAAACTCAGTATTAAAATCTGCACCAGATATTACTTTTCCTGCATCGGAATCTGCTAGTGCATCTTTGCCAGACCATCCGACAGCTATAGTATAGTTTGCCATTATCTTATCTTTCCTTGTTTATGTAATAAAGTTAAGTCTTGTAAAGAAGCATCAAATCCATTAGATTCAATATCTATCTCTAATTTTAGGTTTTTAGCCGAACCTGTCAACGGTGTTTTATATTCATGTAAACCATATACTGGTTTATATGTAGAATTATTAGGATGTACAGTAGCATTATGAGTGTGTGTAACTGTTGTTGAACCATATAAAGACGAACTTGCACCCCATAAAGATGTTGTACCTGTCGTTGAAGGATTTAAGGTTATAGAAGTTGTTGTTGATGGAGTTGGACTATAATCTTTATACCATTTTAATCCTAATGTTGCTCCAGAACCACCCTCTAAAACTAAAAACAATCTCTTTAAAAATGAAGCTGCTATAGATTGACCTAAATTAATCCATGTTGTAGCAATACTGCTTGTATATGAACTATAAGTATAAGTTGATGCACCAGCTAAATCTGTGTCGTAATAACCCTCATAACCAGCTAAACCACCATCTTTTTGTCCTACTAATAAACCATATAACTCTGTATATGACATATTAGAAGGCTCTCTATCATTGTCAAAAGTCCATGTTGTTACTCTTGGTGCTTGGTTAGGTGTGAAATGTTTAAAATCAAACACATAAGTAATATTTTTATCAACAAATGACATTATGTAAATACCTTCATTTTCTACATAAACACTTTTAACATTTGAACTTTGACCAATATTTCTAATTAATCTATCTTTAATGTTTACGCTCAAATCAGTTAATGGTAATTTATCTTTTTCAGTTGTTCTACCTAATGATCTAACACCTGTATTAGACAAGAAAACTAAATCATCACCAATGGCTTGAACTGTATCTCTTGATACAAGACCCACACCCCTAATAACTTCATTAAGTGCAAGTGATCCTACTGTTTCTGGCCTGTCATATATAACAATATTGTTTTTACCAAATATAACTAATTTTCCATAAAAAGGAGCAATTGCTATAATTGTATCAATACCCCAAACTTTAGACAAATCTATTAAACCTGCATCACCACCTGTCCAGTCATCACCATCTAAAAGATTAGAATAATAAACAACATCTGGTGATTCTGCTACACCACCTGCCCAAATTCTTCCATATAAACCCATTCCACAAGTTGGTTTAAATTGATTAGAAGATACAGTTGATGGTTTAGTTGCATGTGCTGTCCACCTTGATCCAGAAGTTAAACTACCATCATATCTTTGTGGCTCTACTCCAGCATGAAAACAATGCAATCGATCATTAAAATTAACAAATTGCCAATCACCCGTACTATTAGCAACAGTATGTTTTACATCAGCACCACTACTAGGAAAGGCTGATGCTGGTGAAGTAAAATCTACAGCATAAATACTTGTTCCAAAACTTACAAATATTTTATTAGTTCCTTGATCATTATGTTCTACTACAGATGCAATAGCTGTTCCAGAAGGTGCTACTTTTTGTTTTAATCCTTTTCTAAAAGCAATACGACCAGACTCTCTAATAACTACATTTTCTGCTTTAACTAAAAATGATGTATCTAATGATGCAGGATTACTTTGAGTATTTAACCCATTTAATCCAATATCAGTTAACGGTTGATATGATAATTCTTTTGCCATTATCTAAAATTTAATCCTGTTGCGTATTGACTGCTATGATTTTCATTTACAAACCAATCTGATTCGTATTTAGTATTACCACTATCTAATATTATTGCTTGTTTAAGTGCTTCATTAGCTTCTTGAGCCATAATACTAGATTGTGTTCCACCATCTTCACCTCTTTCAGCTATTGCCCTGGCCCATGCTCCAAGTATAACTGGCTGTGCTGGTACTTTTAAAACTGTTGCAGCATTTGTTAGTTTATCTTGATACTTAACAATATCAAAAGATATAGTGTGTGCTTCAGTAGGAACTGGTGATAAATCTACTTTTAAATTATTAGAACTATCGCTACCATTAAAAGCATAGTACAGAGGCTCACCAGTATCGTCTGTAGGGTACTTTACGGTGTTAATGTACTGTTTGCTTACTTGATGTAAATGAAGGCCTGTATCGTTGTTTATGGCATCCAATATTTTTATCTCTTGACCAGATGATAAATTGTAATTTTTTGTACTTGCTACTGTAGATATATCAACTGTTTCTCTAAGATTTAACCAATCATGTCTTTCTTCAACACCTCGTTTAGCATCATTAATTAATGATCCTATAACTTTATGATAGGCAGATACATTAGTACTATCATTTATAGCACCAGACCAATCTGTTGCAATTGTATCTTCACGCAATCTTATTAATACTTCATTAATTAATTCTCTATAAGTCATAATGTGTCCTTATTATCTTGGTATTTCTATAAATTTTTTATATCTATTATGTACAAATCTATCAATTTTGTTATTTGAAAAATGATAGCCCCAATCAGTAGGATTGTAACCTGCTCTTTTAAGATTTGCATATGCTACATCACTATTTCCAAAAAACCATTGACTGTTTGGGCCAAGTGGCACATCTCCTGTTAACATTCCTTTAGCCATTTATTTACCCTTTAATTATTTTTCCCCAAACCGAACCTTTACCTTCTACAATATCTACTACTTCTACTTGAAAATTACCATTGTCAAAAAAAGTTACAATTCCAAAAGCATGATTCCAATTGTGTAGCCTTCCTTTTAACCATGTATTTTTTTCTGCTGACATATCTTTTAAACAACCCATAGCCCAAGAACTTATGTTTCCATCTAGTAATCTAGTGGCTGAGTGTCTTGCTACATCATGAACATGCCCATACATAATGTTTGTTCCATAATTATCTAAATGTTTCTTAGCGTGATTTACACCACAATAAGCACCATGTATAAAAGATAATTTACCAATACTTAATACTTCATTGTACTTGCGATACTCATATCCCCTCTCATCCCATTTACACGCATTTCTAAATGTGTACTGATCAAGATATGGATTCTCTTCTACAAACGCATCTAGCCATTCGTCATGATTACCTGCAAGAATATGTCGTTCTTTGCATTTAATCTTGTCTAACACCCTGTCAAACCTGTCTATTTGTTTATTAACAGCTTTAATTTCTTTATCTATTTCTGGAAGTTGGTATTCTAATGGTGGTCTTTTTCTTCTTTTATATCTGTGTCCAGATACCGAACTCCACTCTCCAACATCACCTAAATTAATAAATATGTCTGGTTTAACAAATTCTATTGCTTTTAAAACTACCTTTACTGCACTTTCATCATGTATTGGAAAATGCTGATCGGGTATAACTATTGCCCTTTTCATTATTACCTACCTTTTGCTAGTTGTGCTCCAAAGTAGAATTCGATAATCATTGTTGCCCATCCAAATATTTCGTCAAATTTCAACATCCCTTCTACAGTAACATATTCTACCACATCAGGTGTCAATTGAAATCCTAAAACATTAAAACCTTCTATAACAGTAGGTATAACAGTAGGTATATCCCAAA